TCAAATGTAAATAGTTCTGTCCATCCGTTTATTCCGAATAAAAATACACCAACCCAAAAGCCCATGCACATTGGGCAATGAAATAGTTTTCCAAAACCATTTAACCACTTTCTTGAGGGGCGCACTTTATTGAATATTGAACCAAAAATTAAAATCTGCGTTAATCCATATGCAGTTAAAATAAAATATATTAGATCCATGCTTCCTCTTTGGTTTTAAAATCTGGAAAAAATTCCCGGGGCGAAATTTTGGTAGGTCGTGTTTTTAAATTTGATTTAGTTATTGTCATTTAATACCTTTATTAACTTTTTTATTGACGTGCATCCTTTGCGCGTTTTTTTTCTCTTGAAGCGACAGCTATAGCATCGAGAAGGTCTGTAAGGTCGGAAATCGACATTGCCGAGGCCAGCATGCCCGCAGGCGGCGGCAATCGAACACTAGGTGGGGCATCTGATGCCCTTGCTATTGTGCCTGCCACGGGAGGTAAAAAAGGAGCAATCGTTTGGAGAAGGTCGAATGCCTGCGACGGCAATAGCGATTTTAGATCGCCTGGAATCGAATCTATTTTTTCCTCCCTCATAGCTTCCAATTCTTCCTTGATGAGTTGTTTAAGTTTTGATTTTGTTAGTTTCATATTTTTAAGCCCTGTACATTCCTGTTAAGCCGTAAGCAGCAGTGCTTCCAGGCCATCTGTTTTGCACACCCTTTCTTGGCTGATGTGTTTTAACTGCCCAATCCAAATCAGTAGATTCTTCATCGTCTGGTTCAAGGAGCCACTTATCTAGTTCATCTTCATATTTCTTCTCTCTGCTGTAGTGGGGCAGCTCCTCATCAACGAAATTTGATATTACATACAGTGCAATCTCGATTGGATCTATTCCCTCATCAAATGGGGGCGGTAAATTTGCCTCTAGAGAACCATATAAATTTCCACCAGTTACTGAGTCCATTACGATGATTCCTTTTTTATTTAGAAAATCAAAAAGTCTGGATTGGGCTGCATATATGTGATCTCCATGTTCTTCTTTTGGAAATGTAACAATTTTTAACATATGTGGCATAAGCACAATATCAATATCTGGGTGATCATTGATTGCAAAACTCCCGTCTAATGTCTTGCGAATCTGCAAGCTAATTTGAGCTTGTGATTCTGGTTTGGGTTCTTCTTCCGGCGGTGTTAATCCGGCCATGCCCAACGGAGCTTCTTCTTCTTTTCCAATGCTTACTGTAATATCTGCCATTAGTCTTGAATCTCTTTTACTAAGTTTTGTATTTTTAAGATTTGGTTAACCATATCTTTATCGAGTGGTTTGTTTTTAAATTCTTCAATAAGGTTTAAAACATTTTTAGTTTTCTCTGTCATGTTAGAATCTGATTTAATCTCGTCTGCATCTAATGAACTGTGAACGCTCTCTTTGAGTCTGTCGATTTCTTTTGTGAGAAAAACTTTTAAGCCTAAGCCATTATCAGAAAAAGACATAATGTAATTACTTAAAAGCTCTCTTTGCTCTTTCAATAAACTTTCGCCATAGCTTTCATTAAACTTTTTAACAAAAACATTAAAAGCAAGCTTTGATATCGGCTTTACTTTTGTTTCTTCTTTCTTTTCTTCGTTAACAATTCTCTTGAGAATTTTAGTTTCCAATAAAACTCGATTTTTTGCTGAAACATCTGTGTTGAAGATTTGTGCTATCGTTGCGAAGCTTTTATAGTTCGGAACAAAATTAGAAAATACTTTTTTTGACAAAGTTTTATTTATTTTTGATATAAGCGTGCTTTGCTCAAAGAATATCTTATCCTGATCAAGTTTCTCATGCTCTTTTTTAACTTCTTGAATTAATTTCTCGCCAGTGTACGGGTCCATGCCCTTGGATCGATGTAGTGTCTTGTACAATCCCATTTCTTTTGCGAGTTCAGTGTCTTGATTAAAGTGCTCTCTCAAAAGAGAGACAATTTGAGTCTTTCTTTTGAAATCTTTACTCATAACAGTCTTCGCTGCTTCGCGAACTAATACTTCATATAAAAAAGCTGTATTTCTTTTTTTATTGTGTCTCGGGCGCATCAGTGGACTCCATTTCTTTTATTAAATCTTCTACTTGCTTATTAGCTTCTAAAAGTCTTTTTTCTTCCTTATCATAAATAGTATTTTCTCCTTCATAAATCGCATTTTTTCCTAGACCAGCCAATTCTAAATAGCCCTTGTGCAAATTTCTTTGAGCGGCGCTTCCAACTTCAGACGCCCATTGTCCTTTATAGTGCCTTCTTCTTGCGCCCATATCTCTTCTATCATAAGTTACAGGATTGTACCATTTTCCTTTAGATCCGGATGTTGTTGTTTGCGCTGGCCTGTCAAATGCATCTTTTTTCTCACTTTTATACCAATCTTCGTCACGTTTTCCTGGCGGGGTAATTGCGAGTGCGCTTTCTTCGCCCTCTTCGCCACCTTCTTCTTCGCCTTCTGCTTTTTCTTCTTCCGGAGTTTCCTCTGCAGCTTCTGCGCCGGCTTCTGCTTCTGGCATTGGCTCTTCTCCTGGCGGTAATTCACCAGGCCCACCTAATCCCATTTCTCCTCCGCCGGCTTGTGCGGCTCCTGCCATTTGAGCCATAAATGCTTCTCCCACTGTCTCTATAGCTTGTGCAAATTTAGCATCAAAGAACATCTCTCTTTGAATACGAATAGCTTCTTCGTCTGAAACTCCCAGAATCTTCTCCCAAACCCATCGTTTGCTAAAGAAGCCTTCTGTTGCGGAGCCGGCCGTATCAAATTTCATTCTCCAGTGCTCAAGTTCTTGCATTTCTGCCAATTGAGAAGGATTGTTTAATGATAATTTAAATGAAACTAAATCGTCCCCTCTAAATCCCAATGTATAAAGGTGAACAACGCCAATTTTTTCAAGCTCTGAAATGATAGATCTCTGCAATCTTTGAATTGTTCTTGCAAAACGAATATCTTTTTGTGCTAATGTTGTTTTGTCTTCTTCTCCGCCTTCTCCGCGAGCAAGATAAGATTGCGGCACTTTTAATGCTGAAAATAGCTTGTCTCGCAAGTATTTAACATCATCAATATCGCCAGTATAAGTTCCGCCAGGCAAAGATTCTATCTTTGTGCTTTGCGCTCCGCCGCGGACTGGAATAAAATAGTCTTCATCAACGCTCATTGGATTATAGCGAAGATCGACACGACCAGTATCGGGATCAATGATTTGATTTCTTTTCATTGAAGTGATAACTTTTTGCATATATTGTTCAACATCGGCTGGGCCAACATTTCCAACATCGACGTAGAAAACTCTTCTTTCTGGTGAACGGACGATGCGATAAGCCATCATTGCATCTTCGAGAAGTGTTAATTGTCTCCAAATTCTTCTTGCCGGCTCTAAAACAGAGGTGCCATATGGCGCATATTTATCATTTCCCAAGATACGAAAATGCCCCATCTGCCAATTCTCAAAAGTTAAGCCGCCTGTATTCCATTGGTACTGCACATAATTTGGATTGGTTTTGTCTTCCCCTTCTAACCTTTCAACATCTGACGTTGGAAGACCAATGGCATTGACAATGCCAACTTCAGGATTCAAGTCTAAATACAGAAAAAAGTCTCCGTATTTGCACATCGTTCGTGCCCAGCCAAATAAATTAAATTCAAGATTTAAAACATTATAATATAATGTATCTAATATACCTTTGATTTCTTCATTCCGACATTTAATCTCCATCATTCTTTTTATATTATTAGATGTTGTCATCTCATCGGCATAAATATCTAAAGCCGAAGCGATCTCAGGAGTGTATTCCATTTGATCAAAATCTACGTATCGCTGCGTTCTATTTTGCTGCGACATAATATTGGCTGAAAGATTGTCGAATGGATTATATGATAATCGTTGGAAGTTCTGCCCTGCAACATCTTTGAATCTTGAACTATATTTGTCTAAGCGCCGGCGCGAAAGCGCTCGTGTGCTTTGAGAACGATAATTTATAATTGGGCCAGAAAATAATCTTGTTAACTTTTTAAATAAAGGCCAAGATGGGTCTTTTGGATTATTGTTTTTTTTGCCTGCCATTTTTTATCCTTTTAATAACCACAAATGTTCTTTCCATTCATTTGCTTTCTTAGTATAATCTTTGCGATTTTGTGCCATTCCCGGAATGGATGTATCTAAAACAGAATTACTCTTTATTATAGCACCTAGCATTGCTTTTTTATACTCAGAATCTCTTTGATTTTCAACAATTGCAGTATCTCTCACCCAACATCCAATTGCAATGGCCATAACCAAATCATCATTATAGCCTCTTTGCGCTTCTGGCCTTCCGTTATTCCAGATAAAAGTGTCTAATTCGGCCCTCAGTCTAGAAGAATAAATTGTTAGCATTTTATTTCTGATAAATTCTTCGAATTTGGCCACTAAAAGTGGGCGAGTTTTAAGGGAAGTTGTGAACCCGGCAACTGTGCCACTCCTACTTTCTGCAGTTAGTTGATCAACATATTCATGACTCGATTTAATTGAATGATATACATTTGGATAATTATTTTCTTTGAGCTTTTCCAAAACAGAAAATCCAACTGTATTATTTTCAACTACTATCATGCAATTTCCATATTCCTTTCCTGCATTAAATACTACATCAGAAAATAAATCTGGTGTGACTTTTCCCTGGTATTCTCCGATGACTTCCATCGTTTCTAGTTTAAAAACATGGAATACCGAATAGTCATTGCCATCTCCGCGTGCCACATCTGCTGATAGTAGATAAGTATTTTCAGGATTGAATTCTTCCCAGATCCAAAAGTTTCTATCAAAGCCAGTTCTATATTTGGGCGGCGTTACTTGTTTGTCGATCCTTGCGATGTCATCAGAGTGAATTACAGTTTCACCAGAAGCATTAAAATTACATTCTAATTCTTGAGCGATTTGACGGTGGGACATATTACGAGTTTCGCGCTCAAACCAGCCGCTGTCGCGATCAGGGTGCACATCCCATAATAATTTAATTGGGTGAAAATTACTTTTGCCAGAATCTGCATCGATATATGTTTTATGAAACCAGTTTCCTACGCCATTTGGTGTTGAAAGCGCAATACAGCGACCGCCAGTTGAAAGCGTGGGATAAAGGCCAGTCCATAATTCTTCTAAACCTTCAACATGCGCAGCCTCATCAATAACCAAAAGAGATAATGCTTCAGAACGGCCGGCGTCAGCAGAAGTTGAGGATGCTTTAATCTGTGAGCCATTGTTTAATTCAAAGGAGTTTCTATTATTTACTTCAACTTCAGCAATTTGAAGCCATTCGGGAAGATTCTTAAGCATGTGTTTCACTTTCTTGACAAGGTTGGATGCTGTGGTATATTTTGTTGCCATAACAAGAACATTCTTATCTCTATGAAATAACATCATCCAAATAATATATGCAGCAGTAATTGTAGATATACCAAGCTGCCTTGCTTTTAAAATAACAGTGAACCTATGGTCGTCAAAAGCATTAATTAGATCCGCCTGATAATCATAAGTTTTAAAAGGCACTAAACCTTCTATTGGGTGTGCAATTCTTGCATAATTATTGATAAAATAAACTGGATCCTTGCCGCTTTTGAGGATCTCTTTCATCATCTCTTTCTTGGTTAGTTTGTATCCCAACTTTATGCACCTTTTCTTGATACATTTTCTGGTTTTTTAGCACCAGGATATTGATCTTTCCCAATCGCTAACCACTTTTTTATAGAGTTATCCAATCGATCTTCAGAAGATGCGCTAACTTCTTCAGTTTCTCCCATGTTTCCAATTTTGAAAGTTTTGCTTGCCTGTACCCAGGTTTTTACTCTAGATGCACTTTGAGCATGCATATCTGTTTCACCGACTGCAGTCAAAGTTAAAGCACTTCCTGTTATGGATTTATATTCCTTTTTAAGATATTTAACAATATCATTAATTGTTGATTCGACATCATTTTCATATCCATTGCTGTGGAAATCTTTTAAAGAAATTTCTGAGTGGTAAGAAAGAATTAATTTATCCCCGTGTAGCTTCACATTAAAGCCATCCATTACGCGAGAATCAATAATGGGACACCCCTCTTCTCTTTTTAATCCGACTTTTTTATCTTCACCTTTGCGCACAAATCTTTCATCATGCGCACCATCATAGGCATTTGCGGCGGCCTGATTAATGCCTTGAACAATTTCATATACGGTGGCCATTCTTTTTCTCCTTTTTATTTGGTCTCCAGCCAGTTTCCCATCGCTCCTCGCGATGTTCTACCCATTGAATATAGCATCCCCAACAACATTGAAATTTATTCATATATAAATCATCTCTGCCGCTGAAAGAATATATGTCACATATCGGACATTTTCTTTTGCTTTTCTTAGTAATTAGATTCTTAGAAAGGAAAAAACCGTCTTTCTCAACTTTCTCGGTATCTTCTTTTTGAGAATATTCTTTTTCATAGAATTCTTTAATTTGTTCTAAATATTCTTTTTCTTTTTCGTCTGTCCATAATGACTTTGGATTTACAATTGCATCATGCCCATATTTTTTAGCAATTGCTTTTTCAACTTTAACAATATAATCTGGATCGTCTTTCATTTTATGTACCTATAATTTTAGAAATATTTGCTTTTGCTGCACCTAAAACTTTACCTAAACTTCCCGCCACAACGCCCTTTACTGTATTAGCATAGCCCGCAACTGGCGCGCTCACAAACTCAAAAGCGCCAAGATCTGGTGGATCGGCGCGAACGTTACCGCTTAAATCTGTAGACGTCAAGCCAAGATAGCTTATGGCCGTTCCGGCGTCTAGCGCCGGAGAGCCCGAATCTAAAGTCCAATCGGCATATATAGACTTAAAAAGTGAGTCGGGTACGTTAAACATGTCTAAAGATTGATCTCTTTTATAAGACAGCTCAGTGGCATGAAATGAAGCGCTAGTATCATTTGAAGTTCTTCTTACGCCAATTGTTACAGTTTGCGAACTAAAGCCTGCATAAATATTGTTTGTGGCAGTGTCCGCACTAATAAAACTTACCTTATCATTATCACTTGGCAAACTCATGCTTACAATATTATTAACCGCCAAATCAGCATTGATACCCAAACTAGAATCTGTATGTGTTGTGTTATCGAATTTGCCCACAACAGTGTTAAACGATGCAGTAGAACGTGAAGTACTGCCATTATAAATGTCTATTGCTTTCGTTGGAGTGCCGGAGGACCCGCTAAAAACCACTAAGCAATTATTTACTATAACATGGCCAATAGCAAAACTAGAATATGCCGATATGCCCCAAATATTATTTTGGGCCGGAAGCTCTACTCTGCAGCTATCGATTATTGATATGCCGCCCTGGCTGTATCTATCTCCAAAAAAAGTTATTCCACCCTGTAAGTTCCCACTTATGTTTATGCCTCGAATGTCACATGGTCGATAAGAGGCCCTTATAACGCCGCGGCCGGTGGTGCTGTGGGTGCCATATCCTGTAATTGTTAAATTGTGCACACCTGAACCAGAGCCATATAAAACAAAAGCGTTTTTATTTGTGACCCCCTTGCCGTCGATTATAATGTCTTGGCCAGCTGCACCAGAAACAATAACGCCATAATTATAATTGCCAATCCATAATTCCTGCTCAGAATCGGAGGGCATTCCGTAGCTAGCTGAATAAGTTGTGGTTGTGGCGGAACTTTCGCTTAAAATTATATAATGCGGGCCAACGTTGGATGTCCCGTTTATGTCGTCCCGGGCTTTTTCGATGCTGAAATATGGATTTCCAGATGAACCGTCGCCNCTGCCGTCGTCGCCGTNTGTAACCGAAACGTATTTAGTTAAAATTGTCATTATCTTAAATAAAATTCACTTACTTATGCTATTTCCACCCAAGTATTGTCAGGGTCGAAGTAGAGGAGTATATCGCTACTGTCAATATCAATACAATATCCCACAATCCTGATAAAATCTGCAGTCCCCGAGCGGGCTGTAAATGTGTATTCTCCGGCTGTGTCACTATCAACGTAAACCGGCTGGCCGATGGCCGCTGTCCCATTAACATAACCTGATGCTATTTTTGCATACCCCTTCAAGAGAACGCCATGAGATGTTGGGCTGGTACCCAGCGCAATTCCCAATAACTGGGAGCCGCCGCTGGCGACGGCATCGGAATCGGTCGCTGTCCACGTTGCGTCGGTGTGCAAGTAATATAACATTCCAGCAGTTAAAGTTCCGGCTCCATACTTTATAATGTGACCGCCACCCTCATTGTCAGATAATTGATTTTCGAAGGTAGTGGTCGCATAATCATGTACAACTGAAAGTGCTGTTTTCGGGCCAGTTGTGCCAACGCCAACATGGTTTACGGCGTCTATGGTCATAGCACCATCGACGTCGAAAGTCAAGTTTGCTGCAGTTGCATCGTCATCAACTGTTGAGATTGTGGTTGCACCGTGAGTGGTGGTTTGAATCTGGAAATAATCGCCATTATCGGCTGAACTTTCAATTCTAAGATCGACACCACCGTCCTCAACGTCGAGTTGGAGTCCGTAGTTGACATCGCCGCCGCCGGCTTCGATCCTTGCGCCCTGACAGAGGCTGCTGCCGTTTGTACCGGCTTGCGCGTTAATAAGCGCGCCGTATACAAAACTGGAGCCGGCGTTAGCGGCGTGCGTAAGTCTCGGGGTGACGTGCAAACCATACATGTAGTTGGTGCCATTGGTGGCTGTCGTGTTATCCATGTCAAGTTGGATACCATACATGGTGTTGTCTGACGTAGAGGCGCCGGTCTTATCCCAGTCTATATCTAAGCCGACTATTGAGGCTTCAGTGAGATCCGAGTAATTCTTATCTATTTTTACTCCTGTTGTACCGCCGTCCGACTGAACTGCCAGCGCTTTGGCGTTAATTGCAGCAGCATCATTCTGAATTATGAGCGCGGTATTTCTTGTTCCTGTGTCTGATGAGTTGTCATCCACATAAAAAGCATTACCAGTCGTTAAGCCATCTGCACCAATAGCAAGCACCCTTGCTGTTGTTACATCGTTTGCTGTTATGTTGACTACATTTGCGTCAATGTTGCCAGCATTAATATCAAGACACTGTTGGTCAGTGTCGTTGTTGTTTAGTTGCAACAGGGGCACACCAGTGGCACCCGCAGAAGCATTATTTTTAATTTCTAATGTGGCGCCGGGAGATCCTGTATTATCACCGATGCTCACCCTGTTGGAAGAGCCCTGAATAAAAAGCATATGGCTTTCGTCGGCAGTCTCAACTCTAAAGTCAACGTCAACACCACCTTCGTTAAAAGTTACGTCGTGTTGAGAGCCCGAGGTGAAATCCATAAAATTGACGCCACCAGCCTGGAAATTTATGTCGTCATTTGTAAATCTGATGAATGTATCAGTATCCCCATTGTGATAGATATATTCGTTAAGGGTTAGATCTCCACTTACGGTCATGTTATTACTATCGTCAATAGTGCATCCAGAATTCTGAAGTGTTTTGCCTCCAGTGCCATCAAATCTTACAATTGCGTTGTCTGTGCTGGAGTCTGCTCCGGCCACATCGGCAGAGCGGTCGTCGACGGCGGTTAAAATTAATTGATTATTCGCGTCAAGGCCGACATAGCTCCCGCCGCCGGCCAAAGATCCACTACTGATGTGTCCTGCACGAATGCTGCCAGTGATGGTAATGCCAGCAGCAGAACCGGAAATTATAAGCCTATCGGTTCCATCTTCATCGTATTCAATAGAGGCATCGCTGTCGTTTCCAAAATATAATTTTTTATCATCATCTATATAAAGGGATCCAACATCTACAATATCATTTCCATTTAAATTAAGAGCGACGCTGTGGTTTGAAATTACAGATTGAAGCTGCCCTTTTAATAGCCTAGACAACTCATTGAGCGTGAGGTTTCCGATCTTTTGAACCACATTAAATCTCCCTTACGGCAAATAATAATGCGATAGTCAATCCGATGCCCGTTACAATGCCGCCAGTTAGCCACCACATTGAATAATCATTGGACTTTTCGACTGCGATCTTGCTTAGCCTCTCGATCTCTGTATTTTTTATATTAATAATGGAGGTATATTTTTGTTCT